AAACAGTTAGTGCAGGAGTTTGGTGAGGCGTGTAAAAACGCCTTACTAAAACAATTTGAAGAAGAAAGAAGAGATAAATTTGAATTAAGAATGTCTAATGTTGGTAGACCACTATGCCAATTACAAATGGAAGCCAAAGGTATTAAGGGTGAGGGTCAGCCCTATAATGTAAAGATGAGAAATACATTTGGTGATTTAATAGAAGCATTAGCATTATTTGTAATGAAATCAGCAGGAGTAAATATTAAGAATGAACAAAAAAAAGTTGAATATAAATTTGGTAAATACAAAATTGAAGGTAGACAAGATGTTGAAATTGATGAAAAAATTTGGGATATTAAAAGTGCATCACCATATTCTTTTGAAAAAAAATTTGGCGAAGCAGGTGGATTTAACGAAGTTATTCGTGATGATTCCTTTGGATACGCATCACAAGGTTTTTTATATGGAGAAAGCCAGAATAAAAAGTTTGGTGGCTGGATAGCAATTAATAAATCTACTGGTGAGTGGACTGTATGTGAAACGCCAGCATCTATAGATGAGCATAAAGTAAATGCTTTAAAAACTGCTGAAAAAAATGTTAAAGCTATTGATAAAAAAGTAGAGTTTAAAAGATGCTATGATGATATAGCAGAAACATTTAGGAGTAAACCTACTGGTAATAGAGTTTTGGGTTTTGTATGTTCATACTGCCCATATAAACTTCCTTGTTGGGGAAGA